GCTTGTACCGGGTGAAAGTCAATGTAAATTCTGCCGTGCCAAGGGTTCATGCTCCGCGCTGGCTAGTAACGTAATGAAGGAAGTAGGAATCATGTTCCAACCTGTAACGCAAACACTCGACGTCGCGCAGCAAAGCGCTGACAAAGATCCATCCTCGATGGACGATGCCCAGATCGCTCAGATCATGGAAGCAGCTCCCCTGATGCGCCAACTCCTTGAAGGCGTGGAGAAGGAAGCCATGCGCCGTATTCAGTCTGGTCAAACTATCCCAGGCTTGAAGCTGGTCAATGGCCGCGGCTCACGTGCGTGGGCACTACCCGAAGAAGAGATGGCCGAGAAGCTCGTGAAGATGGGCATCCCCAAAGGCGCGATCTACGAAACCAAACTCGTGACACCAGCGAAAGCTGAGAAGCTCACGTGGACAAAGAAAGACGGTACAACCGTGCAACTGACTGACAGACAACTGACCCGCATGGAGCAGGAGTATGTGGTCAAGATGGCCGGCAAACCTACCGTCGTCCCTGAATCTGATAGCCGCCCCGCTATCGTAACGAATGCTGCGCCGCTGTTTAGCGCAGTTGAAACCCCTGCCGAGCTTCCCGCTTGGCTTTTGTAAACTTAATGGAGTAAATGTTATGTCCGATGTTATTTTCTTATCCAATGTCCGTTTGTCTTTCCCCCACCTCGCTGAACCCCAGCGCCAGGTGAATGAGCAGACCGGCAAAGAACGAATCTCTTACAACTGTGAGTTCTTGATGCCTCAAGATCACGCAGGCTTCCAGCAGTTCATGCAGCGCTATGGTGCGATGGCACTGGAAAAGTGGAAAGAGCACGCCCAGACTGTCATGGGCATGATTCAGCAAGATCGTAAGCTGCGCTGCTTTGGCAACGGTAGCGAGAAGATCAACAAGAAAACTTTCCAACCCTACGACGGTTACGCCGGCAACGTGTTCATCACTGCTGGCCGTGACACAGCGCCACAGATGATTCAGGCCGATGGCACACCTGTCGATCCTGCCAACACGATGGCGTTTCAACAACTGGCACGCAAGATGTACGGCGGCTGCCGTGTGAATGCCGCTGTCAAACCTTGGGTGCAAGAGAACAAGCATGGCCGCGGTATTCGCTGCGACCTGATTGCTATTCAATTTGCTGGTGACGATACTGCATTCGGTGAAGGAGCCGTTGATGCGTCTAACTTGTTTGCTCCGGTTGCAGGTGCTCCGGCTGGAATGTTTGGCGCTGCGCCACAAGGTGCGCCTGCGATGCCGGCTGCGCCGTTTGCGGGCTTACCTTCGTTCTTGGCGTAAATGAATCGGGGCCACTGCCTCTGGGGGTTCCCGGAGGGCCGGACAGTGGCCCCACCTATCTGGTAAATGTAATGAGTAATGACTATGTATACGACATCGAAACCTATCCCAACGTCTTCACGCTGGCGGTGGAGCACGCGGATGCCCCGCTATGCTGGTCTTTTGAGATTAGCCAGTGGCGCAACGACTCGAAAGAAATCCTCGCGTTCCTCCAGTACCTTAAAGATACCAACGCACGCATGGTTGGTTTCAACTCACTCGGGTTCGATTACCCCGTTCTACATACCTTGATCCGCATGGGGCACTCTGATGCCCAGACGCTGTATCAGAAGGCCATGGCCATCATCAACTCGCAGGACGACGATGAGGGCGGCAAGTGGATGCACCAGGTTAACCCAAGTGACCGATTCATTGAGCAGATCGACCTGTTCAAGATCCATCACTTTGACAACAAGGCCCGCGCCACCAGCCTCAAGATGCTGGAGTTCAACATGCGTTCAGACACCATCGAGGATCTGCCGTTTAAGGTAGGCACGGTGCTGGGTTTAGAACAAGTCCCGACGCTCAAGTCTTACAACGCCAAAGACGTGCGCGAAACCAAGGTGTTCTATCACAAGTCGCTGGACATGATCCGGTTCCGCGAGGAGCTGACGGCCAAGTACAACCGCGACTTCATGAACCACAACGACACCAAGATCGGCAAAGACTACTTCGTCATGAAGCTGGAAGAAGCCGGTGTTGCGTGCTACGACTTCGGCCCCAATGGTCGCACACCCAGGCAAACCCCGCGCCCAGTGATTGCGCTCAAGGATGCCATCCTGCCGTGGATCAAGTTTGAGCAACCCGAGTTCAACCGGGTTCTGGACTGGTTCAAGCAGCAGCAGATCACCGAGACGAAGGGGGTCTTCACGGACCTCATCGCCAGGGTGAACAATTTTGATTTTGTATTTGGTTTAGGCGGTATTCATGGAAGCGTTGAGTCAGAAGTCATTGAGTCAGACGATGAGTTTGTCATCGTGGACCTCGATGTCACTTCGTACTATCCAAACTTGGCAATCAAGAATGGCTTCTACCCCCAGCACCTTGGCAAGACCTTTTGCTCCATCTACCAGCACCTGTTTGAGCAGCGCAAAACATACCCCAAGAAGTCAGCCGAATCAGCGATGCTGAAGCTGGCGCTGAACGGTGTCTATGGTGACAGCAACAGCCGGTTCAGCGTGTTCTACGACCCGCTGTTCACCATGAGCATCACGCTCAACGGTCAACTGCTGCTGTGCCTGCTGGCCGAAGGGTTGATGCACATCGAGGGTCTGCGCCTGATCCAAGTGAACACCGATGGCCTGACGGTGCGCGTGCCCCGCGCCAACAAGTATCTGGTGGACACCGCCCGTGCAGCATGGCAGACGCGCACAGGGTTGAACCTTGAAGAAGCCGTTTACAAGGCGATGATGATCCGCGATGTCAACAATTACATCGGGGTATTTGAGGACGGCAGCACCAAGCGCAAAGGTGCATACGAGTGGGACATGGAGTGGCACCAGAACCACGGCGCTCTGGTGGTTGCCAAGGTGGCCGAGAAGGTGCTGGTTGACGGTGCCCCGATCCGCGAGACCGTGGAGCAGTGGCCGCACATCATGGACTTCATGCTTCGCACCAAGGTGCCGCGCTCCAGCTATCTGGCGATTGAGCACGATGGTGTGGCGTCACAGCTTCAGAACACCACGCGCTACTACATCGCCCAGGGTGGTGGTCGCCTCTTTAAATGGATGCCGCCCCTGAAGGCCAAGCCCGAAGTGTGGCGCAAGATTGGCGTGGAGTCTGGCTGGGGTGTCCAGCCTTGCAACGACATCAAGGATGCAGGCAAGCTGCCTGTCGATTTTGAATATTACATTCGTGAAGTGGAGAAGCTATGTCTGGGACTGAAATGAACGCATTGGACAAACAAGTCGCCGGTGACCACTACAAGGACCAAGCGATCCAGCCTGTTGAGTACATCCACGCCAACGCGATTGGGTACTTTGAAGGCAACGTGATCAAGTACGTCACCCGCTGGCGCAAGAAGAACGGCATCGCTGATCTTGAGAAGGCCAAGCACTACATCGAATTGCTGATCGAACTGGAGACGCGAGATGCTGGAAAAACAAATTGAAGCCAAGGTTTGCGACTACGCCAAGAGCAAGGGCGTGCTGGCCTACAAGTTCACCAGTCCAGCCCGTGCCGCTGTGCCTGATCGACTGTTCATCGGACCCGATGGGCGCATGTGGTTCTGCGAGTTCAAGCGTGAGGGTCAGGTGCCCACGCCAGCGCAGTACCGGGAGCACGACAAGCTGCGCCAGCAGATGGTCAATGTGTTCGTGATTGACAACGTGCCCGAGGGTAAGTTGATGATCGACGTAATGGTGATGGGATGCTGAAATGATGTATCATGGATAGAGTGCAACTCTGGTAAACATCATGACTACTCAAGCTCGACTCCATGAACTTTTCATCTACGACAGTGGGCGACTGTTGCGCCGAAGGGCTGTGAAAGGCTCGCCCATGTTCACAGAGATTGGCACCACCAAACCCAAAGGGTACAGGGTCGCTGTTGTAGACGGAAAAATGTACCGAGTGCACCACCTTGTGTGGATGTATCACCACGGTCAATTTGTTCCCGAGTTGGACCACATCAACCGCAAACGATCAGACAACAGAATTGAAAATTTGCGGCCATGCACTCACTCGCAAAACCTCGGCAATGCGAGAGCGAGGGTTCATAAATACAAAGGGGTGACGTTTTGCAAAGCCACGGGAAAGTGGAGAGCGCAGTTAAACGGGCACCTTGGTAGGTTTGACACCATCGAAGAAGCTGCGCTTGCGTACAACGCAGCAGCAGTTGAACATTTTGGCGAGTTTGCTCACTTAAACAAGGTAACGTAATGCGGTTATTGACTCCAGATTTAATGCACGAATACCAGAAGAAACTGGTCAATTTTCAGTGCACTCGACCCAACTCGATGATATGGGCAGACATGGGATTGGGGAAGACAATCACCACTCTTACATCCATCGTGCATTTGATAAATGCGGGGTTCCTTCGTGGCGTGATCATCGTGGCCCCGATCCGAGTCATCCGACTGGTCTGGAGGCAGGAGGCTCTCAAGTGGGAGCACACCAAGCACCTGAAGTTCAGCATGATCACCGGCACCAAGGACCAGCGCACCCGCGCCCTGCTGCGCCCTGCTGACGTGTACCTGATCAACTACGAAAACCTCGGCTGGCTCTCGGAGACGCTTCAGACCTACTTCGTCAAGAAGGACCGCCCGATGCCGTTCAACGGAATCATCTGGGACGAGATCAGCAAGATGAAGAACAGCGCCACCAACCGGGTCAAGGCGTTTCGCAAGATCGCTGACCAGTTCGCATGGACCACGGGCCTCACCGGCACCCCTGCCAGCAACGGGTACAAAGACCTGCATGGTCAGTTCCTTGTGGTGGACAAGGGTGAACGTCTGGGCACCAGTAAGACAGCGTTCCGCACCCGGTTCTACCGCAAGGCGGGACCATACAAAGAGGTGCCCTATGAGGACACCGAGGACACGATCAAGAAGCTGATCGGCGACATCACGCTGGAGATGAGCGCAGAGGATTACAACCCACTGCCTGATCTCATGATCAACAATATCGAGATTGAGATGCCCGACACCCTGCGTGCCATGTACGAGAAGATGGAGAAGGAGTTCTTCCTGACCCTTGACAGCGGCACCACGGTGGAGGCGTTCAATCAAGCATCGCTGACCAACAAATGCCTCCAATTCTCCAACGGTGCCATGTACCCAGTGCCAGGGATGCCGCTGTGGGAGCCGGTGCATGACCTCAAACTTGAAGCCCTTGAGGACATCATTGACGAGGCCAACGGTTCACCGATCCTGTGCTCCTACGCCTACCGGTCGGACGCTGCCAGGATCATGGAGAAGTTCAAGCACTTGGATCCGATCAACCTGACCGACTGCAAGAGCGAGGCATCGTTGACCAACGCCATGCACCGGTGGAAAACGGGTGACTGCTCCTTGATGATCGGGCACCCTGCGTCAATGGGTCACGGGATTGACGGGTTGCAGGCCAACGGACACATCCTTGTGTGGTTTGGTCTCAACTGGTCGCTGGACCTCTACGCCCAGTTCAACGCCCGAGTGCGCCGCCAAGGTCAAGGGGTGCCGGTGATCTGTCACCGCATCCTGTGCCAAGCTACGCTAGACCAAGCGCAAGCAATGGCGCTTGATGAGAAGGCTTCAACCGAAGCAGGGTTGCGCAAAGCAATCAAAGAATATCGCCAATCGAAAGGACATTGAAATGAGTTACGCAGAAATCGAAATGAAAGTGGTGCAGTGGGGCGAAGCCCGTGGCATCGTGCAGAACGCAACAGCGATGTCGCAGGCCATCAAGACACTGGAGGAGACCACCGAGTTGCTTGATGCCATCAACAAGAAGGATCGTGATGAGGTCAAGGATGCCGTGGGTGACATCGTGGTCACCTTGATCATGGTGTGCGCTGTGATGGACATCGACTTGGTATCTTGCCTCAGGGGTGCTTATGACGAAATCAAGGATCGCAAGGGTCATTTGACAAAAGAGGGCATATTTGTCAAAGAGGTGTGATACACTTGTGTCACATCAACCACTGGAGTAAATGTCATGAAACCGTTTCAGTTTGTCAGGGCGCTGTATGCGCCACCGAGTCCCGAGTCGATTGCACTGCGGGAGCTTGAGGAGTCCCGGCGTGACCTGTTGGCCGCACACACGGCGCAGGAGTACGCATCTCGCATGGTCGAGTTCCACAAGGGCAAGATCAAGCGCCTGACTTCTTTTCTCAAAGAGACGATGGACGAGGTGCAATCATGACCCAAGCACAACGAGTCTTTGAGGCCGTGATGCGCGGCAAAGGGCACGACGACTTCACCAAGTCGCCGACTGGCCGGTATCTGAATGCTGGCCTGCAAGTGCGCTGGCCCATGTTTCTGTTGGGCTGGGAAATGCGAGAGGCAACCAAATGAACACATGTAACCGCTGCGGCAAAGTCGTAGGCACGAACGAGTGGGACATCCACACATGCACCCCGAAGCCGAGGCTGTGTGATGGCTGCGAGACAGTGGCGCACTGCCTCAAGCACGGGTGTGTGCCGAAGAACCAAGCCCTTGAGCAAATGGCGCAGAACGCCCGTGAGTTGGGTTTGGACTATGAGTCCTCAGAGAGCAACAAGGCAGCTTACCAGCGTGGCTACTTGGACGGCATGGCGAAGCCTTGCGTGGAGTGTGCGGATAGGAAACTTAAGGAGGTAAACAAATGCTGACAATCAAAGACGAAGTGGCGACGCTCAAGCGTGGCCGCAGGGTGACAGTGGAGCTGGAGCCAAACGAGGAGCTGATGAGCTTCAAAGACGGTGCGTACTACCGCCTTGGCGGGCAAGTGAAGGATGTGGTGCGTGGGCACATCATCACTGAAGCATACCCGGTCTACTGGTGCAGCGTTACACAGAAGTGGGAGGACGAATGAAGACTGTCATTGAACTAGCGCGTGAGGCTGAGTTTACACCATTGCGTCAAGAATTGCTGTTTATCGTAATTCTTGAACGCTTTGCCGCCCTTGTCCGTGCTGACGAGCGCAACTCATGGCCTGCCGAAATGGAGGCAATGGAGCGACAGGTCAACATCCTGACCGATGCGCTGGCACAGGCCAAGGCTGACGCATGGGGAGAAGGATACAAACAAGGTGTGGCTGACGAACGCATCATCGAATCCTACATTGGTATCGCTGGGGGCGACTTCAAGGTCAACCCTGCCCGAGTAAACCCGTACCGAGCAAGAGGAGAAACCAAGTGAACATCATCATTTATTCCAAAAGCAACTGTCCCAACTGCACCTCTGCCAAGCGGCTGCTGGACGACAAGGGCATTGGGTACATGGAGTACAGCGCCGATGGGATGACCCCAGAGGCCATCGAAGTTGTGTGCGGGTTGGGTGTGCGCCAGATGCCGCAGATTTTCATTGAAGGTCAGCGAGTGGGCGGCTTGGCCGGGTTGCAACAGGCACTGAAGGAGCTGGGTTTATGAGCACAGAAGCAATGAAGCTGGCGCTGGAGGCGTTGGAAGGCATAAATAGCGCAGACAACGACCGAGATTTCCTTGGGCCAGAGGAGTGCTGTGATTTGGATAACGCCATCACCTCCCTGCAAGAAGCACTGGCAGAGCCAGCTACCGAGGAATCCTTGGCAGTTCAACCCGCAGCACAGCCGCAGCAGGAGCCTGTGGCGACACTTTGGCAACAAGCACCAATCCGCACGACTTGGGGTGATGAAATGATGGTTGCAAGTGTCGCCATTGACAACGACCACACGCTTTCTTTGTACTGTGAGCGTGACCAAACACCAAAGGTTGATGCAATGTTTGCACAGCGCAAGCCGCTGACAAACGAGGAGATCGAGAACATCCTTCCAGATGACGACACGCCCATGAGTTTGGGCGAAGCGTTTGTGAAATTTGCCCGAGCCATCGAAGCCGCCCACGGCATCAAGGGGGAAGCATGAAACAACCTGAAGCCCTGCGACTTGCTGAAGGAAATGATGAGTGCGCGAAGGCGTGGCTTGAGAGCAGCGATGCCCATAAATTTAGGAAAGAAACAGCCGCCGAACTACGCCGCCTGCACGCTATCGAAGAGGCCGCCCGGAACCTTGTCAAGGTCAAGGGTCGGTACCACACAGAGCAAGCGTTCAACAAACTGAAGGAGCTGCTGACATGACACCACTACAACGTGAAGCATTTCAGATGTGCCTTGAGTACATCGAGACGGACGCGCATGAGAGACGTCATGTGCGGTGGAAAATCAACGAAGCACTGGCACAGCCGCAGCCGGAGCCTGTGGCGTGGCGCGTCAAGTGGCCTGCAATTGGTGGAGGTCACAAGTGGCTGATGGTTGACCTCCCTTTGATGGAAAAAGAAGGCTTTGTGAATGAAGCCCTCTACACATCCCCAACAGCACGCAAGCCGCTGACGGATGAGGAGATTGAAACGGTTTGGAGGAGTGTCCAAGCAAGTGATTTTCACGATTGTGTGAAGCCGTTTGCCCGAGCCATTGAAGCAAAACACAACATCAAGGGGGACGCATGACCTGCAAACACCGCTGGGAACCACGCCACCATGTCTTAAAGCATTTTCCACCAAACCACTACATGTACAAGTGCGCTCGGTGTCACAACATCATTGGCGCAATTTTGAAAGGGTTGAAATGACAGCCACTCGATTTGCACCAGTCACCAACATCTTCACCGGCGAGGAGGTGATTCGTTTTGTCCCGATCCCTCAAGTCAGCACTAAGCGCAAGGGAGAAACGCAGCATGACGCCAAGTTCACCACCCTGCTCGACTTCAAACAGGCGCTTTTGGTGCCAGAACATGAGTTTGGCGGCATGAGAAAGGCCTTGCAGCGTTTCCTTGACAACCGGGGTCTACGTGCCAGCGTCACCATGCGCCAGCGCAAAGACCACCGCACCAAGAGCTACACGATCTGGCTTGCCAACGAGCCGCCCCAGGTTCACATCAAAAGGAAGTCAGATGAGAAAGCGTAGCAAGTACCGCCCCAAGGAGCAACTACTTGACCCGTTGAACTGGGTCATCTCGGGCATGAAGCCCGTGATGACAGCTACCGAGATCATGGGCAACGTGCGCATCAAGAACCATTTGGCGCTGCGCTGCGTGGTGGAGGGCACCGCCACTCGCAAGGACATGGACGTGCTGATTGAGGCGTTCAACGTCACCGAGGCGCTGACCCGGGTTGACGCCACGCTGGGCAAGGACTGGTCAACCGAGATCAGGGCGGGTCAGGATGCGCTGCTTACGATGTGCGAACGGGGCGTTGCCAAGGGTGATCGCTTCGTGTTCACCGGGGCCGAGTTGAACGCAGCCAACACCGTCATGGAGATTCATGACGCGCAGCTTGAACGCTGCACCATCGCGCAGATGGAGAAAGCCCTGCACGAAATCATCAAAGATAAACGTCACAAGAAAGCGAGAGCCATTGTATGAACTGCTGCGATGAATACTGCACAAACTACGGGTGCAACCAAGGCCGTGATTGCCCTGCCCGAGTAGCCAAGGCCAAGGCTGTCATGAGGGCCGCCGACCCCCTGCCGCCGAGCATCTGGCGCTACCAGTTGAAGAAGCTGGCGTACTGGATGCTGCTGGCGATTTTCGGAATGCTGTGGATGGGGTGGTTATGCCTTGCCTTTTACGCGCTCAAAAGTGCGTAGGCCACCCAGCCCCAACATGCCGGTGAGCAAGACCATGAGCGTTTCGTTGTCGATGGGTGGCAAGGGTGGCACGGAGACGCCTAGAACGGCCAGCAGCCAGGGTAAGAGCGGCTGGACAAGGAACTGGTACACCAGACCAAAAACGCAGGCCCAGCCGGTTGCTGGACGCCAGCCGCCACGGAACATGTCGGTGCCAGCCTCCACCTTGTTCACATCGAGTTGACCCAATGCGAGTTTGGTCTCTGCGTCCAGCACCGCCAACTCGCCGCGCTGCGCCAGATCAAGCAGTTTGATCTTGGCGTCAGCCGCTGCTTGCGGGTCGGGCAACACCTTCTCCAAGATGCCGCCGATGACCGGGATGAGTGCTTGCCAAATCATGGGTAGTCTTTCCAGGGTAGCTGGTAGTGGGGTCCGTCCTTGAACCGTTTCCAGTTGCCACCCCACTCGATGGGAATCTGCAACTCAATGGATGCGGCAAGCATGGCGATGTGAATCTTGTGGTACAGGGGCCACGACCAATCGACTTGGTTGTCAACCCAAGCACCCAGATCGACTGCGTGACCCGTCAGGTGGCGGCTCATGAGGGTCTGGCTGGCCCCGGCCTCAACGAGTGCCTTCTGGCGCTCTCCAGAGCGCAAGCCTTCCAGCACCGTGAAGTCCACCTCGGTGATCTTGATGGCACGCTCAACCACTTTTACAAGGTCAGGGTGCACACCTCTGAGCCGTTGCTTGGAGCGTGGACCGAGGCTGTACATCAGTGACCCTTGAGCCAACTGAGACCGAACCCGATGGCACTGGAGATGAACGACACGAAGGCCATCCCTGCCCAGAAGCCACCCCTGCCTTGGTTCGCAAGAGCCACCAGCTTCTCGACGTTGGCCTCCATCTTGTCCATTTTGCTGGACATCTCGTCAAAGCGCCGTTCGTAGTTCTGAACGCGCTCCCACAAGACGCCATATTTCACTGGGTCGATCTCGGCCATGTCTACTGCTTCCATGATGCTAGATTCCGTATTTTAACGAGCAAGGGCGTTTTGGTTCTCGTTTTGAGAAGACGAGGTTGCGTTTTGCATTTGGGTGTATGCGTTCAACTTGTTGGCGCTGAGTTGACCTTGAGCTTGACCAAGCGCCCGAAGAACCTCAAGTCGTTCTGAAGCAGGGACTTTTTTCATCAGGTCTGCAAAACTTGTGGCCGACTGAAACCCTTTTTCTAACTCACCCATGACTTTGCTATTAAGACGTCCTTCAAGAATGCGCAACATCTGATTTGCAAGCGTTACCTTGACACTCATGAAGTCGGGCAGACGAAGGTTGGATCTATTGGCATCCATGATGACCTTCATTGCTTCAGCACCAGCTTTTGTCTGGGCTGCCACATTGGCATCACGAAGTAAACCGCTTTCAACCTCACCAACCACTTTAAGTTGCCCAGGTGTCAACACATCGCTCAATTCACTAAATCGTGGTGACCCTGTTGCTTTCTTCAGCAACGCTTGCTCACCCCGACCCATTGCCGTCATGAAAGGTCCGGCCCGTTCACCAACACCCAAAGGTGCCTCCAGTACCGTTCGCATAGCATTCAGCACTTGCGCTTGGTTAACCGGACCCGAAGTTGCAGCAAACACCCGCTGCGCCTTTTCGTAACCCGGTAACGCTTTTTCAATGTCGCTTTTCAACGACACAAGATTCTTGGTGATGAATTTGTTGTCTTTGTCGGCAATCAAGCCTTTAATGTTGTCCAGTACCGACGACACCTGCTGTGCGTTTGTACTGGCGTCAAGTCCTGATTTGACTTGATTTAACGCTGATACCAGTTTTGCATTTCCGGGGTTAGCATCAAGAATCGTGTCAATTTTTTGCACAAGTGGTGCAGTGGACACAGTAATAGACGGGTCAGTTGCTGCTGCGTACAACGGCGCTGTAGCAGTACCCCGCATCGCTTCAGCAGTCGCCTGATCGGGGGTGACTGCTTGCATACTGGACACTCGACCTTGTTGCTGCCCCTGACGAACTGACTCTGCTCTACCGGGTGCAGTTTTAGATTCAACCATTTGACCCAAGTATTGAACTTGAGGTGACATCACATCCGACAACGCCTGTCGAACAGTTGAACCCTGCGGAGCGTTCTGTAACGCAACTTGAGCCGCCAACAAGTTCTGGGGTGTTCGACCTTCTTCTGTCAAAGCGTTTCGCACGATGTTGCCAGCACGAACCGCAGGACGCTGACCTTGAACCGTATCAATGACATTTCCGGCAGCCTTGGCCGTCATCCCTAAACCATATTCGGCAGCTTTTGCAATTGGTGCTGCGGGGTTTGTGAATGTCGCGCCCGTAGCCAACGCTTTAGACACAGCGGGTAACTTAGTTGTCGCAGCAGCACCTCCCGACAACAGTGTTGAAAAGTCGGAAACAACGCTTACGGGGTCGGTTGCAAGTGATTCTTTAAACCCTTCAACCGTGCCGTATCGTTTGGCGTAATCTCCACCAACAGCTTTAGCCATCGCAATCGACTGCTTGAGTTTCTCAGGATCGTTGGCAACACCGACCAACCATGCTTGAGCTTGTTCAGGTAATGCCGCTGCCGCAGCACCGCCAGCAAGCTGAAAAAGCCCTTTAGCCGTCTGCACAGGGCTGGTAACAGCCTCGTACACACCGCTTGCAAATTTACCCGCACTTGACGGCAAGTTAGCAAGGGCTTCGCCTGGAACATCTGACCAACTACGAGAAGGCACCTTTGCGCCACCACTTGACAAAGGCTGCGCGGTTTTGAGATCAAACCCACCAGATGCAATTGGCGCGGCGGTGCTGAGATCAAAAGCCATTATTGAGCCTCTTTGAATGATTTACGATCTGGGCTAACCCATGCGGTGTTGCCTGACGCATCGCGCTCCAACGTCCAGTTAGCACCTACGCCTGCGGGTCGAGATGCGGCAGGTTTCTTCATAACCGACATCAATGGTGGCACAGCGATAGGCGTTGTAGACAACCCTGTGCCCTGCATGACCTCTTTTGGAATCTCTTGGCTGCGTCTGTTCCACGCCGCCGCTGCGCGTGTTGCAGCGCGGTGCTGCAATGTAGCCAATTCGGTAAGCGTTGGCGCTGTAAGGTTGATAGTGCCGCCAGCAACACCTTGCAAGAATTTAAGGTCTTTGTCCGTAAAACCTTGCCCTGCACCAAGCCCTGCACTTTTAATTGCGTCAAGCGTGCTTTGACCTGTTGCGGCAACCAACGCTTCAGTGTTGGCAATTTTTTCTTGGTTGTTTGCGCCTGCTACATTAAGAGCTCTTGCGATGTTCAACTTAACGTCAGCAATCGGCCCTGTGAACACATCACCGTTTTGGACAAGGCTGATAATTCGATTTGCGCTGTCAGCCAGTTGAGGTGCTTTTTCTGCCGTTGCCAGTTTACCAACATCAGCCTCAGCTATTTTAGTACCAAAAGCCTCACCAAATTTTTTCTCAGTGCTGACGCTGACAGGCACATTGACTGTATTTCGCGGCGCTTGCAATGTTTTAAATTGATCAAACGAGCCGGTGTAACCAAGACTTTTTGCATACTCAAACTCCTGTATTGCAGCGGGCTTGTTTGGGTCGCGCTTTGAATACAACTCAAGTTGGTCTTGCAAGAGCTTGGCCTGCTGCATGGCCTGACCTGCCATGCCGGGGTTAGAGGCCGCAAATCGCATCAAATCATTGATACGTTTTTGCGTCTGCTGAATCTGGCCTGCATTGGGGTTTGCCATAGCATTTACCGGCGCAGCAGCGGGTGCTGGAGCAGCAGGCGCCAGTGCGTTTGCAGGCGCTGGCGCACCCATACCAAAGGTGCCAGAACCCAAAGCATTTGCAGGCGCTGGCGCTTGAGGCATACGCATCACGGACGGAGCAGCCACAGGAACAGCAGCTTCTGGTGCAGCCATGTCACCACCGACCAGCTTGGCATAGTCGCGTTGTTCTTTGAGCTTCTGCTTACCTTCAAGACCCATCTTCACGTAGTCAGGGCGACCAGACGAAACGTAGACATCCATGAGCTTGTCAAGGTCTGGGTCTTGACCCATGCCTTTAAGTTTGTCTTGAAGCTGAAGCATTTCGTCACGGTCGCGCTTGAGTTCTTCAAGTTTGAACCGGTTGACTTCTTGAGTAGTTCGATTGGTTTCGTCAACAACTCGCTGCTCTTGACCTTGCTCAAACCCTTGAAGGAACCCACGGGGGCCGGGACGCGCTAAAGCGTTGAAATTCAATTCAGCCATTTTCAATCCTTAGAAGTATTGACCAAGGTCTTGATTGCCATACGCCATGCCGCTGCCAAAACCAGACCCGCCAAAACCAGTCTGGCTAAAGGCTGCCTGGGCACCTCCGTAGCCAGTACCGCCACCCAAGTATTTACCCAATGTGCTGCCGATGTCGCCGTACATGGATTGACGGCCTTGTTGACCTGCAATCAAAGCGTTGCCAGTGTTCACACCTTGGTTAATCATTGCATTGCCAGCGTTAGTGCCGTAATTTTGACCAGATGCGTTCATAGCACCGGCGGCTGTTGGTGCAAACCCTACGACACCCGCCAACGCATTACGTTGCAAACCTTGGGTGTCTCGGAACCGATTGTAGGCGTTACTGTATTCCTGCGAGGCCATGTCTTGGCCAAACCGTTGAGCCGCTTTCAATGCGCTGCCTGAGATCATTCCGCCACGGGCAGCGGCACTGCGGTCCAATGCTTTTTGCCCTTCGGACAATCGGAAGGCGTACCCTGGGTCAGCTTGGTAATCAGCTTGCGTGAATCCGCGCACCAGCTCGCCGCCTTGACCAATGCCTGACAAATACCCTGGGAGCGCATTGACACCTGCTTGGTAAAAGGGTTGTTGCCGCGCAACACCTTCCTCGTACATTCGACGCTGAAGGTCAATGCTTGACTGCGCTCCTGCGTTTGCAGCACCTGCCGCAGACGATGCGGTATCACCGGCTTGGTTGCCGTCAACCAGACCACCTAAAACGCCGCCAATTGCACCACCAAGCCCCGGCGCAACAACATTACCTACGATTCCACCCAATGTTGAAAAAAGCCCCATAATGTTCTCCTTGACCTATTTCATTAAACCAGCGCCGACTTGATACCGTCAACAGTGGTGGCGGCATCAATGGCAACTTGGATGTTGGCGTACTTGTCACGGATGAACTGACGCGCAGCTTCAGCGGCTGCGGCTTCTGAGGGGATCGTGGCCTTGATGTCGAGTGGTGCGAACTCGGCAGCGCGTGCAGCGCGGCGCATGTCGTGGGCCACGGACTTGGCTTTGTTGATGTTGATGGTGATCATGCTGTGTACTCCCAGGCTGCGCGGAATGTGCGATCTGCGGGAATCTCGGACACGTCAACGATCTTGAAGGGCTTGCCCTCGGGCACGTCCTTCATCGCGTCTGCCACGGATTCAGCAGGGATGATGACAGCCACGCCGCCATTGTCTGTGGGGTAAATGATGCGTTGGTTCATGGTGTTCTTTCAGCGGTGGATGGCGACATACACGAATGCAGAATCTGTGGCTGCTCCAGTCGTGCTAGTGGTTGTCACAAGTCGAGCCAATGATGTTGTGGGTGTTGGAAACACAACAATGTCCACACTTGCGGTGGCCGTAATTGCGTAATTGGCGTCAACCAGCGCAGTGGAGAAATTGACCGTGTAATCCCCGGTGCCGTTGTCCGTGATGCTGGACACGCCCCCGGACCCACGAATTGCAACAGTGCCTGTGCCGTCAAAATTAACCCATGCCCGACAGCCGTAGGCGACTTTTGACGTGCCGTACCCGGCGTTAAACGCAAAATCGCCCGATTCATACACCTGAATTAACGGCGCAGTGAAGGCGCTGTTGACAACCTCAAACACACCTGCCAAAGATCGAATGTACTTGTTGGGTGCCGCTGGGCTGCCGCTGGTGCCTGTGAGTTTAAGGTTGGCTCCCGCAGCGTCAGAACTTTCGATGATCATCGGATCAGTAAAAGTCTTGACGCCTGCGATTGATTGGTTATCCGTGAGCGTCACCACATTGTTGATGGTTGACTGGTACAACTGAAACCGTGTGCCATCATACTCAATTTGGGCGATTCGGCCTGCCACCAACTCGCCGCCCACCAATGTGGTAGCCGAACCCAGAAACAGGTTTTTGGCACCCAGACCATCAAGGTCAAGTGTCACCGCACCCGTGTTCGTGGCGACAGGGACGAAACTGAGCGTCATGCCTGCAACGTAGGACGTGTACGGGGGCACAGATGTGCCAATGAGTGCGTTGGTGCCGGTGACGGTGATCAGGTTGTTGAAGACCGTAGGATCGTCGATTGCGGGGATGTTGTCGTACGTGCCGATCAACACCCCGGTGGCCGTGTACAGGGCAAACTTGTAGGTCACGCCGCTGTTGAGCCAGATTTCAAAAGGTGTGCGCCCAGCAGCGTTCAACACGATGGGGTTGGTGTTGGCCGATGCGCCCGAGTTGGTGGTCCAACTGGTGGCCGGGGTCGTGGTGCCTGCGGTGTACACGTACAGCAGACCCCCGACCAACGGGGTGCCGTTACTGTCGAAGAACTGAGCACCTGCGCCTGCGAATGCTGAAAGGTTATATGCCATGTGTCAATCCTAAATGATTTGACTTACTGTAAGAACTACACCGGGTGATGCTGGTTTAAGCGGGGACGTTGTAGCAGGAACAGTCTCAATTGAACTTGTGCCCAACGATGTTAACCAGTACAACTCAAGGTAATCACCGGGGCCATACGTTTCGTAAAAATTAACGGTCAGAATTGCAGCGCCGTCAATTGACGCATGTCTGCGGGGGACCGTAACCGTGCTTGCTGTGTTGGGTACATTTGCGCCATTTTTGCGAAGCCATACGTACACAGCATCTTCCGAAGTGCTGGGGTTCGTAAACTGAATGCTGAATGTGATTGTAGTCAACCCGTCAGCCGAAAACACAATGCGTGACGCAGGTGCGCCGATACTTGCGTTTCGTGACGCAGACGTATTGTTAAACGTAATCGCTGTTGGGGTGTTGGCGGCGGCTGTCTGAGTGGTGGTGTCGTAAAACGAACCGTACGGCAAGTTGCGAAAATAGTTGACCAGATTTGTAAAAAACATATACCAAGGGCGAGTGACGCCCCCGGTGGCAGGATCAACAATTGCCACCCTGGCGGGGGTCAGTGGGGTGATCTCAGGCATTGGTGCCATCCATCAAGAGTTCAGCGCCCACGATAGCAACCTTCACGGGGTCAGTACCAGACACCTCGTACACCCGATCTCGCAGCTTGAGCGTCATGCCCAGTCGCCGCCAGAATACCCGCTTGAAGTACTCCCCAATCTTACCCATTGAGGCCAAATGCTCATTGGACCAAGTGTGACCACCATCGTCTGACCAGCGCAGCATGACCAGCGGATCAACGCCCACCACGGGGCCACCGACCTCAATGTCAATCCCCGACTCAGTGCTGATGGGAATGAACGACTCAGTGATCAACAGATCAGCTTCTGACCCGTTACCCGTGAGGCCGACACCGGTCTCACAGTCGAGTTGGAGCGTGTGCTGCACGGTGCGCTTGAGGTTGTTCTGACCCGTGGGCAGCGCACGCCACGATCGCAGCCACTTCTGGATACGGTCATGGTCGGAGTACTTCTCCATGTCGAATGCGTAGATGTTCCCGTTCTGGTAATCACCCACTGCGTTGACATTGTTGAAGTACGTCTGACAGTTGCTGCGGTGGCGCGTGAACTGCCCATTGATGAACCCGGCACGCTCATGCCACGCCTGCGTTGCCACATCGTAGACCCATGTGGCGTTGGCCGTGGGGAACGACAGCACGTAGAACGAGTGGCCGTCTTGCTGGTACGTGTAGGCCACAGCATCCGAGATGTCGGAATACTGCTGGATTTGCCACTCAACAGCATGGGTGCTGACCCGAGTGCCCGAGTACCCGTTGGCTCGGTAGACGATACCCTTGCCTCGGCGATCAGACCCGAGCCAAAACAAGCTGTTGTCCATTTTGGCAACCGAGAACGTGGCAGCGCAACCAATCTCGTTGAACGCGCCGTCAATCCGCTGGAGCGGGAAGTCTGCGGCACCCGAGTCGTACCAGACCTCGACCGAGTTGGTGCCAAACAGCCAGACTTGACCGTGGTCCACAATGGAGGACACCAAATTGTCAGGGTCTGCCTCGGCACTGGCGAAGTCCAACGGGTCAACTGACAGGGGGTCATTGAGCGCAGTCACCCAGACCTTCTGGCTGCTTGGCTCAATGAACACAAAATAGCCGTCCAAGAAGGATACGGTCAGAGCACCGGGGAAGTCGGGGTCGGTGACTTGGGCAAAGGCGTTGGTGATTGTGTTGTAGACGTACATCGGGCCATCGCAGGCCACGACAACCTGAGTCCCGTTGTCAGCCATTGACACCGGACTTGCGATGTCATTGACCACGCCCAGCAGGGTCACGGTGTACGAGTCGTCTACCCGGTACAACGAGTTGCCGGACACCACGTACAGGTAATCGCCCACGGTGCGGATGCCACGGATTGGGCCAGTGCCCACGGTGGTCAGGAGGCGCAACCCTGGAGCACGTTGCAAGAACGCAGGCTCTTTCCCACCCTCGGGGACAATTTCTGGAAAAAGGTTGACCATCCGATTGGCAGCAGCGTTGACGCTGCGTGCCACGTAGGATGATCCTAAAATCGGAGTGTGCATTATGCTACGGGGTCATCTTTTGCGTCGACTGCTTTGTCGAATTGCTTTTGGATTTCGGCATTGATATGCTGAATCACAGGCGCTGAGATTTTAAAAGGCAGCTCCATCAGGGCCGAGTTTAAAACCTGCATCTGTTGCTGTGTGAAGGTTAGGGTGAATGTGGTCATGGTCATGCCGAGTAGTATGGAATTTTTGCCGTAGTTCCTGCAACATTGATACTGACATAACCCAAAGGAGTCGCAGGTAACGCAGATGCACCTCCAGCCGCGCCCACAGTGGTGGAAACAACGCCTCCATATGCCACTTGACCTGCGGATGACGTAGGTGCTGCGCCAGTTGCTCGGAACGCAGGGGCTTGAAAAATACCAGTCGCAGTACCATCACCCGTTATAATCGTGCTTGAAGTTATGGCTCCTGACGCATCAATTGCAGCAAGAACGGCATTGTTGGCGGCGTTTACCACCTGCAACAAATTCCCGGTAGGAGATGTATCTGTGGCTCTTTGCAAAAAGATTCCCACTTCGTTATTTGCAAATTGCCGAACGCCTACGGATGCCACCTGTGCCGCCGGAGTGTTCCCAACCCGCACCCCCTGCTTGCCAATTGTTGCGGTGGACAGGTCAATGCCAAAATCAAGCTCAACATCAACGCCCGTTTTGATCAAAGATGAGCCGGTCTGACCGCCGATTCGATCCATCCACAAGCCATGCTTCCAGCGGTTCGCCAACGAACTTGAATAAGTTGCATAAGCCGCGCTTGGCGCATATGTGCCACCAGAAACCATATCCGCACCCAACGCATGATTGGTACTACGTGGGTCTGGTGTGTTTGCTGTGCCTACGTTGATATTCCCTTCGTAACACCATGCAGTGGCTGGAAATCCTGAAGGTATGTCAACAATCGGGTTCATAGCCCAGATGCGATTTCGCACGGCACTGCTTACGACATATGGGTAAATTGCCACAAAGTCACCAGCCGCCGGGTTCAAAAGCCAACCGGGTTCTGTCCCTTCGCACAAACCTACTTTAATTCCACGTACTTCACCTGCCTCAGTCGCAGTTGATGTTTGGTTCAAAAGCGAAAGATTCCCGAAATTGGTTACGTCAGTACCAGATTGCAAGAACCCAAGCTGGTCAATCGATGCCTGTCGAGTTTGACCGCTTTGAACTACTGGCAGCACGACATCCGAGGTGACAGGCGAAGTTGCCACAGGCAGTTGGGAGATTTTGGTGCTCATGATCAGTAATTTCCTGCGTAGATGTTGAACCGCTGACGAGTGGCCACCAACGAGTAAGGCATTGACATCACGTCATCTGGGTTGTTGATGCGCTTCAAATTGCGCTTGGATGTCATGGCGATGCGCTGCACCTGCGGCGATGGCTCCACACCAAACTCGGGTGCGATTTCCATTGCCAAGTTGTACACAAACGCACGCAGATACCCTGGCGGAAAGTACAGCTCAGTCGCCAGTGTGGCCGGGTTGCTCAACTCCTCAACCGAGACGAAATGCCACTCCAGCTCCCGTGTGGGCACGGGGTAGACGGTCATGGTCATGTCGGGAAAGGTGTTGTTTACAAACATCACCTGCGGGTACGTGGAGGTCACGGTCTTGACCGCGATGCCGTTGTACTGCTGCTGGTTGATCAGCTTGACGCCAAACGACACATTGGTGCCGGGGTCACGGAAGTATGTGGCATCATCAATCAGGATGGGGCGCAGGCCCACAAAGTCGCCTGTGGGGCCAAGGGTCTGGGTTTGATTGCCCACACCAGCAGGCCACAGGAACGTCTGATCTTGGGTGCTGAAGACAGACAGCCGCTCAGTGTTCCATGAGTCGATCATCTGCTGAAGGGCAGCAAGAGCGTCTTGGGATGTTGCGGCAGACGGTGTTTCACCCTCGGCAAGCACGCCGAGCAGTCGAAGTGCTCGATTGATTTGATCGCCTGCCGTAAAAACAGCCATGTCAGACTCCTTCGGTAATCACCTCGGAAGGGTCAGAAGCCTTGCGAGTGTATTTGCGCTTTGTACCCAGTGCGTTGACTGGAGCCGCATCTTCGGGAGCCGAAGGCGTGGTCGGATTGTATCGCACCCAACCATTCTTTTCATCGGCTTTAGCCTCGGCGTCAGAGATTGCCACTTTGGCACCGTGGAGAAAGTGTGTGAGGTAAATGACCATGATTTGGGAACAGGGGCCGAAGCCCCCGTTTGGTTTAGGCCACTTTGTACACAGTGTACGCAGCGTCACCGGTCTTGCGGAACCGGAACATGGCGCTGGAAGTGACAGCCACAGCGACGAAAGCGTTGCCGCCGTCAGTCAAACCAGTGGCCGTTGCCAGAGTGACAGCACCCGACGAGGTGCCGGTGTTCACAAGGTACAGATCGAATGTGCTACCAACGGTGGCGTTGGGGACAGCAGCGTCGATCAATGCAGCCGTGGGCAGCGTGTAGGTGGCAGCCGATGTGGAGGGATTAGCCACCAGCATCTGGTTGCAAATCTGAGCCGCTGTCAGGGTTGCGGTGGCCGTAGCCGTCTGAGGGGCAGCCATTGCACCCATGATAGTTTCTGCGCGGTTGCCTGCACCGACTTGGTAACCGCCTGCGCCGTTAGGGAGAGCCATGATGAATTCCTTAAAAAGATGAAAACGAATGAAAGGGGCCGAAGCCCCATTTCAAATCAACCCCACAGGCGAACAGCCATCTGAGGACGGATCACGCTGTAGCCGTACAGCACGTCAATACGGCAAGGCAGGCGGTCGTTGTTGATGTCGTACTGGCGCACGATACGCAGGCTGATGCCGTTGTGCACAGCACGGGCGGCCATATCGACACCCTGGGGCAGCAACAGGTCGGCAGTGGCGAAGGTGATGGCATCCTTGTGGTACACCAAGTTCTGCGAGTACTGTGTGGAGGCAGCACCCACGAACACGACAGCTTTGCCGCTTTGTGGCAGCACGTCCACGGTAGCCAATGCTTGGCTGGCCGAGAACATAGGAGCCACGGTGATGGTGCCAGCGCCAGAACCGTTCAAGGTCACGTCAGCAACTGCCACGAACTGGAACAGCGAACCAGTGGACTCACGGGTCTGTGGGTTCACGGCGAAGCAGTCAGCCACGGTGAACACGTCACCTTGCTTGACCACGCCAGCGTTGCCGCCACCGGTGATGACGATGGAGGTTGCGCCTTCATCGGTCACAGCAGCCGACAAAGTAGCGCCAGTGGCACCACGTGAGCCAGTGGTGAACTGCTTGATGGACTGAGACATGTTGATCTCATTGAAGCCCAACACACCAGTGCCCATCATGCCGTTGCGGAACTGCTTGCTGATGGTGTCGGTTGGGTTGAACAGACCCTTGAGGCCTTCAACCAAGCCAGCATTGGCAGCAGGGTTCACGGTGGCGTAACGGGGGTCCATCACGGCAGCGTTTTCGTTCAGCTTCTGCTGGGCAGCCAACAGAACAGCGGAAGTGGCAGGCACGGTGCCTGGGGTGCCAACGGTGTTGCCGATGTACTTGTAGCTGTTTGCCACGTCAGCGTCGATGCTGGAGGCCAACTGGCTGATACGAGGCTTCAGCACGCGCTCTGCGAAGTCGTCCAACTGCATGGTCAATTCGGCAGAAGTGAAGTTCACGCCGATGTGCTTCTGGTTGGAGACAGTCAAAGTGGTGAACTGCTCGTTGTCGTCTTGGACTTGCAAGGCGGCACCGTCAGTGACCAGAGCGCGGTCGGGCAGACGGATACGCAGGGTGGAACCAATCTTGGCACCTTCCACGGCGAAGCTGTCGTCGTACTGGCGGTTCACGTTGCGAGTGATCACCAAGTTGTTTTCCAAAATCTCCAGCGATTTGCGGGTGATCATGTCAATGGTCAGGATAGAATTACTCATTTGCACATTCCTTATATCAATGGTAAGATGAAGTCTTTGCAATCACCCAGAAAGGCACAACATGATTAGCTTTACGATGGGCGGTATTGAATACCGCATGTTTGACCATCTTTACGCCGTCTCGCGCTGCGGGAAAGTTCTTAGAAATTTGCACCCCTACGCCCCTTGTGATCATCCGCAAGGATACCTCATGCTGGGACGCAGACGCCTTATGCACCGAGTTGTGGCGGCTTGCTGGTTGGAGGGCTTTGACCCCCTTAATCAAGTTCACCATATTAACGGTAACAAGACAGACAACAGAGCAGACAATCTTGAGTGCGTTACCGCCAAAGAACACTTTGGGGAACGACATCTTGACATATCCAGTCAGCTTGGTAAGTACACCAGAACAGAAGCTGCCCGACAAAAGATACGTGAGTTTCGTACAGGCACGATTGACAGCGAAGAAACGCGCAGCAAGAAAACTGCGATCCTTGCTGTTGTCGGTCCCAAAACTCAGTGTAGCTTTCAAGGCATCCCCTATCCGTCTGTTTCCGCTGGCGCTCGGGCGGCAGGTATTGCTCCTGCCACTTTTCGCCAACGATGCAAATCTAAGAACTTTCCAGATTACAAATTGACCTAGCGGATCATCTGCGCTTGCAGCTTTTTCATCTGTCGGGCGCGTTCGGCCTCAATCCACTGCGAATCCGTCATGGTCTTGATAGACCGTGGGTCCGTGGTGTCGTGAGTCGGTGATCCAGAGGATCGTGCGGCGACAGGTTTAATCGGTGCAGGTGCAGACGTGGTTCGTTTCATGGGAGGTTCTGCGGCCAACTTGGCCTCAATTTTCCCAATTTCTTTTGCCTGACTGAGTGGCGTCATGCGCGAGATACGTTCAGCATCTTTGGGGTTGGAGCCGAGGTAGTAAGCCAACTCGGGGCCAATGTCCGAAGACTGAATCGTTTCAGCCATCACGTTGGTGATTGGGAGCTTGGGGTTGTAGGCGACTTGCTCGAAGTCGTCGTATTTGTCCCGCGCTGCTTCTTCACGTTCCTGATAGCTTTCGAGTACGGCAGACTGCTGCTTGGCTGCTTCACGCTTGGCGAGCAGTTCTTCGGCTTTCTGATATGCCAGTGCTTCCGCATAGGCTTCAGGGCTTTCAAACTGTTCAGCAGAAGTAGCTGATGGAGCTTTCACGATTTGCGTTTCCGCAGCACGCTGTTGCTGTTCTCGTTCCCACTTACGTTGCTCTCTTGCGAGGCGTTTGCCGATCATCGCGTCAATCTCAGCCTGGGAGTATTTCTTCTCCTCAACTGGATCGTTTTGAGTCTCGACGACTTCCGGCGCGGTATCAAGCGTCTCAGGAGCAGCCGTTGCTTCTGGTGCTGGCGCGGAGTCAACTTCCGCTAAGGTTTGGACTTCTTCAGTCATTTGCAACTCGTTTGAGTTCTCGGTCAACTGGGCCGATACAGGTTTGTAGGCATTATGCCCAAATTCTTCGCGGCTGCACCGGAAACACTTCAAACGGCACGAACGCCTCGGGCATCTCGCCACGGGTGTTCACATGCCAGCCGTCTTCAGGCGTGTAGACGGGGTTCTCGGGGTCAGTGTTGTCCACCCGGTAGATGATGCCAATCACATCCACAGAGCCTTCGTAGCCCGCCAGCACCTCGATGCTTTGGGCTTCGTCGGTGAACTTCAGGTATGAATCAATCCACATATGCGTATGCCTTTCGGGTGCAAATAGAGCGAATTGCCGTGCCAGTGACGCCAAGAGAAAGCCCTATTGCTTTGTTTGAAATTCCAAACTCTGCAAGTTTACGAATGCCTTTGATTTGCAGTTCTGAAAACTTGGCGGTTGCGCCATAAAGTTTGCCGTTTTTGACCATCTTTGCGCGTACTGCTTTTTGCTTTTGAGAGCGAAGTTCTGAGTTCCAGCGGCCATCTCGCACAGACATCATGACGTTTTCTTGCCGAGTGCCCGGCTCAAGATGTGCAGGATTAACACACAGCCTGTTGTGGCAAATGTGCATCAAATCAAGCCCTTTAGGGATTTCTCCCTCACTGCCCTCGTAGGAAACTCGGTGCGCCAACTTGCCATGACCGGACAGGCCATAACCGTTAGCGTTTACCGGCCCCATCCAAAGCCAGCAACCGGACATTGGCTCTTTAGTGACGCGATCTTCAATTTCGATCCGTTGTCTGGTCATGCCGTAATTCCTTGGAGTTCAGTGTTGCTCAGGCGGCGGTTGTAGTAGGCGATGCGGGCCAATGTGCCGTTCCAACGAGCAATACCAGTTGTTGTTGCACCTAACGCCATTTGATTTACATTCGGAATTGAACCGCTTGTATCTGTTACCGCTGCACCACCATTGCTTGAAGCTGCAAAATCGTCTACTTTGATTGCAGAAGATGTTTTGCTTGACACCGTGGGTACAAACGCAGGGAAAGTAGAGATACTTGCTTGTACCGCGCCACCTACAACCGTATTGGCTACGGCTTGATTTAAAGAGCCAACTCTTGAAATATTAAATCTGTTGTTAAGCGTCCCGTCACCAATCTCAGCAACAACAGAAGCAGACGTGAAGTTTGCCAACGCTGTTGCCTCACCGTAAACAGTACCCTCTGTCTGGTTGTACCACCGAGCAAAGTTATTCCCGATCATGCTGGCGCTGTCAGCCGCACGAGTCACCTGCGATGCCACTGTGGGGATGTAGCTGGTGGCAAATGCTCCGGCTTCCAGTTGAGCGCCCCAGATGTAAACAGAATTACCGATGCTGTTAAATAAAGAAGTCTGTGTGTACCACGACGCCGCAGCAAGAACTCCTGAGATAGACGCTCTAAACCAGCCATCGCCAATAGAAACTATATCAGCAGTAAAACCAGTTGAAGCCCCATAGTGAGTAACGACTCCCTTTGTGCC